TCCTGAAAGTTCTAGAAAGAAGAAAGAGACAAAATGTCTAATCGCAGATGATTCTGAGCCTGAAAATAGAATTCTTATAGAATAGATTCTTATAGAATAAATTAGCTGTAAAATGATAATGAAAGTTCACGTAATAACGTGCTTCCATTATCTGGCTTAGCCTTCTTATAGTTATTTGTAATTTGACCATATGTGCCTGTTTTTTCAATACGCCTCTGTCCATCAACCATATAAGCTCTTTCAGACTGCAGGCTTGCAAGTCCACCCTCTGCAGGTTTTAGATAATCTCCTAGTAAATTGTATGGTTCTCTAGGTGTATCTAATGTAGCATCTGCCGGGCCAGATAACGGTGGCAAGGGTGTAGTTAATGGAGTAGTACACAACTGTTGTGTAGGATACCCTTGATTTTCAATGAAATTAGTAAATGATTCTTTTGTTAACTCTGGTATAACGAGATATATAGTAGACATTGCTACTATTCCAATCATGAAAATAACTATAAAATCAATGCTTACAAGCATGCTGCCTTTCTAATGTTAATTGTATTTATAAATCTTCCATATTTCGTTTTTCTGCGGAAATATACGCGAAATAAAATAGAAATGGGAGATAATACGAGTGGGGACGATTCATCTGTGACAATAAAGCAAGACTGGAATCTCGGCGTCGAGACTATGTTAGCAGGCTGGTGTGATGAAGCAAAGTGCTTCGAATGGATGCACACTTTATCATTTTCTTATTTTGACAAGAGAGCACGCGCTTTGGCAATTGCCTCAAATGTTTTAACAGCAGTAAGTGGTGTTTCCAATATTATGGCAGGTGGTGCAGTAATAAATGGATTCCAACTTGCCTGGGCATTTGGATCCCTCAGTGTTATTATTAGTATTACAAATATGTTACAAGAAAAATTAGGATACTTATCAAAATCTATTCAACATAATAACTATGCTACACAATGGGGTTCTATACGTAGAAAGATTGAAGAACAATTGTCAGTTCCACCTGAAGCGAGAAAGGACTGCGGAACATTTATGAAATATCTGAGGGCAGATATTAATCAAGTTTCAATCGATGGAAATTCTATGATTCCTGAGTTTGTAAGGCTTGCATGTGATACTAAATTCTCAAAGATTGATAATTTTGATATTCCAGATATATGTGGAAAAGTCGAACATACAAAAATATATGTCCGACCTAATTTACTTGTCATTAACACACCTATGGTAAACTCTAGCCCAGTGAAGAGATCTAGTCCATGACTCCTTGGGCATAGAGTTGCGTCCATTCTCTTGCAATCAACTCGTATTCAGCCCGATTTTTTACATATTGGTCTGCAATATCAGGCACTAGAGGATCATTAGGGTTAGGATCTGATAACATAGATAGCACTGAGAGGAGAACCTTGGATATAGTCAAGGCCGGAGACCAATTTTGTTTCAAAATATCAAGGCATATGAATCCCTGTGCGTTAATATTTGGATGATAGATCTTAGTGGTGAACATTACTCTGGGAGGCTTGAAAGGGTAATCAAGAGGAAATTGAATATTCGCATTGAAGACGCCTCCGGCGTATGGGGTATCTGGTGGCCCAAAGAGTACTGCCTCCCACGTGAACATGTCAGATTCTTCGAGAGGTCCTGCACTACAGTCACCAGGAGGATCCTTCTTCAAATCAGCAAGTTCACGAGCAATACGTTTAGCAGCAGCCATTTGTATAATATGTCTACGTCATATAAACGTTCAATTTTATAACAACTTGCGTAAAAAATTGACGCCTTTGCGTTTCAAATCGCTGGTACAATCTAACAATGCAGCGTAGTATGCGTGTAGTAAAGCGTAATGGAACTCATGAGCCTGTGTCTTTTGACAAGGTTCTTCGTCGTGTTCAGAAGGCGGCAAAGGGCCTTAATGTCCAAGTTGACACTCTTGCTCAAAATATCATTTCTCAGATTTGCGACGGTGTAACAAGTTCTAAACTAGATGAGCTAGCAGCTCAACTTGCAGCCAGCCTTTGCACTCTTCACCCTGATTATGCTACTCTAGCATCTAGGCTCACAATCAGTAATCACCATAAGAATACACCGTTTACCTTTGCACAAGTTGTTCAAACCTTGAGAAATCAGATTTCTGTACATACTGGCAAGCCTGTATACTACGTTTCAGAGGAGCTTGACCAGGTAGCACAACTCTACTCAACAGAAATTGAGTCTGAGATTCAATATGACCGTGATTATGACTTTGACTACTTTGGATTTAAGACACTTGAGAAGTCCTACTTATTGAAGGATACCAAGGGTCGTATTCTGGAGAGGCCCCAGCATATGTGGATGCGTGTAGCCCTTGGTATCTGGACCAATGGTTCTAATACATCCCTTGAGCAACTCAAACAGGCTTTTGAGACTTACAGTTTGATGTCTCAGAAGATTTACACTCATGCTACCCCTACACTCTTCAACGCTGGAACACCTAGGCCCCAACTTTCATCTTGTTTCCTTTTGGCGATGAAGGATGATAGTATTGATGGTATCTATGAGACGCTGAAGGACTGTGCTAGTATCTCAAAGTTCGCGGGTGGAATTGGTCTTCACATTCATAATATCCGTGCAGCCGGCTCTCTTATTGGAGGAACCAATGGCACAAGTAATGGCATTGTTCCTATGTTGAGGAATTTCAATGCAACTGCGCGCTATGTTGACCAGGGAGGGGGCAAGCGCAATGGCTCCTTCGCTATCTATTTGGAGCCCTGGCACGCTGATATTGAGGACTTCCTGAAGCTCAAGCTAAATACAGGTGAGACAGAGGAGCGTGCTCGCGATCTCTTCTATGCACTTTGGATTTCAGACCTTTTCATGCAACGTGTTGAGCAGGATGGACAGTGGAGTCTCTTCTGCCCTCATGAGGCACCTGGTTTAGCAGATGTCTATGGTGATGACTTCGATGCACTTTACACAAAATACGAGAAGGAGGGTCGTGCTCGTAAGTCAGTATCTGCTCAGAAGCTCTGGTTTAAGATTCTAGATTCTCAGATGGAGACAGGCACACCATATCTTCTTTATAAGGATCCTGCAAACAAGAAGAGTAATCAAAAGAACCTTGGGACCATTAAGTCTTCAAATCTTTGCACGGAAATCATTGAGTTCTCTAGCCCTGATGAGACAGCTGTATGTAATCTAGCTTCTCTTGCATTACCCGCTTTTGTGAGCCAGGATAATATGACATTTGACTTTGACAAGCTTAGAACAGTAACTGCATCTGTAGTAAAGGCTCTGAATAAAGTAATTGATATTAACTTCTATCCTATTCCTGAGGCCAAACGCTCTAACTTTCGTCATAGGCCTATTGGTCTTGGTGTTCAGGGCCTAGCAGATGTCTTTGCTAGGCTCAGATTACCATGGGAGTCACCTGAGGCTACTAGGCTCAATCAACTCATCTTTGAGCATATTTACTATGCGGCAGTTGAGTCTAGTTCTTCTTTAGCGATGATATACGGTTCCTACGAGACATTCGATGGATGTCCTGCTTCCAAGGGTCTCTTACAGCCTGACTTATGGCAGGTGACACCAATTACTGAAACAGAAAAGACACTTAACTGGGCTACTCTCAGAGCAAATGCTTCTAAGGGACTTCGTAATTCACTCTTGGTAGCACCTATGCCCACTGCTTCTACTAGCCAGATTCTTGGTTATACTGAGTGCTTTGAGCCAATGACTTCGAATATCTATGCAAGACGAGTTCTTGCAGGTGAATATGTTGTTGTTAATAAGTATCTTGTTGGAGATCTTATGGCCCAGGATCTTTGGTCAGAGGCCTTGAAACAGAAGATTATAGCACAGAATGGCAGTGTTCAGGGAATTAAAGAGATTCCAGAAGATATTCAGGCACTTTATAAGACTTCTTGGGAGATCAAGCAACGCACTCTAATAGACATGGCTGCACAAAGGGGAGCATTCATTTGTCAAAGCCAGAGTCTAAATTTATCTATGGAGAATCCTACTTACGCGAAACTTACAAGCATGCACTTCTATGCTTGGAAGCAAGGGTTGAAGACAGGTTGTTATTACTTGCGCACAAAGGCCCCGGTAATGGCGCAGAAGTTTACTGTTGATCCTCGTTTAGTCCAAGGCAGTATTACAAATGAGCCAGAAGAGGAATCTGAGTCTGAAGGAGAAGAGGAGCTAACACCTCAGCAGAAGAAGGCTGCTGAGCGTGCAGCCTTGATGGATAGGTTAGCTCGTGAGTATGAACAATCGGTAAAAGAGGCTAAGGAAGCTAGTGCGAATGGTGAGGGGTGTACAATGTGTTCCTCCTAAATAGATGGAGCAGAAGGAATTAAATATAGCTCTGGAATATTTAGAAAAACTTGCAAATGAAGATCCAGAAGTTTTAAGGAAGAAATTATATGAATCTATGTCTAGTATAAGTTTTTTAATTTTAGAAGCAAAGAAGGCAAAGTTTAAAAAAGGTTGGGCCTCAGCACTTGTGGATCGTCATGGGGGGCCGATATTTGATAAGGAAGAATCTAAGGTTTTAGAAGAGTTAGCGCAACAATATATTGTGCCTATTTTCAATGAGGGTCAGAAGGGTGGAGGCCTTACTGTACCTGATTTAAAAGAATCTTCAGCATCCTCTATCTTACAAAAGCCAAGTTTAGCAATGCAAAGTTTAGCAATTGATCCTGAGCAAATAAGTCTAGATAAAACATTTTGGAAGATACGAGATTTCTTGAAAAGTGTAGATGCACAAGTTAAAAGTTTTTCTAGGGAATTGGGTCCATTTCGTTTTTTCTATAATATGAAGGGAGATGTCAATGTTCCATTTCCAGTTCCAATTCCAGTGCCACCTTTTATAAGCGTAGTTTTAGTTCCAGTAAATCCAAGAGCTTTTCCTATTCTAATAACGTTTGTTATCGAAATAATTCGTATAATATATAGTTTTGGACCACAATCAAGTGATACAACACGCAAGTATCTTTCTTTAGTATTAGGTTTAGTTGACATATTAAAAGGTGATTGGAAACAAGGGATTTTAAGTTTAATTGGTTATTTTGGACACTCTCAGTTAGTAGCAGGTCTAACTACAAAGGTAGTTATTAATATTCTTGAACTAGTAGCTCCAGATATTCAAGAAAAAATGGTTATGGGTATATATCAATCGGGTAAATCTATGGTTATTGGATTTTTATTATGGGGTTTTGCTAATTTTGCACCACAATTTGCACGTATTATAGCAAGAAAACAATTTGATGAACTTAAATTATTGGTAGATAAAGCAAATGGTGATATTGAGAAAGTTGAACAATCGATGCAGAGTTCAGTGGCTCCACTAGGTCTTAAATTAAAATTTAATGAGATACCTGAAGGATTCATTCCAACATTTGATGATATTCAAAATATTCAGGCAATTGTAAGACAACCTACGATCTACTGCTCAACTGAATTTCAAGAAATTATAGAACCTCTACATAAAATGCC